TCACGCATCGGCAGTTCGGATGGCTTGGCATGATGGTATCTGTAGCCTGAAGTGTGCCGGACAAAGCTAAGCAAGCAAGGCATACCCTGCTATCTTGCGTAGCTTGCCTTCGGTATCCGGTCACTGCGCCATTCTCCGTGTATAGTTGCCGCTGAGCTTCACGGCTTGCTCGGATCATCTCGGTACGGGCTATTGTCTCGGCTCGTTGCCTACCGATATCAGCCGCTTTGCGTACCCGCCGTGCTACCGTGCGTGGACCTTCACCGAGGCTAATGCCTTGTACCAAAGCCATCTGCATGGCATCCGTGGTTACTTGGGGGATGGCATCGAATAAGACAGCCAGAGGGCTACCATCGCCTGCGAACCCGACAAAGGCCTGCAAGGCTTCGTCAGGTAGACTTGTCCATGAAGTACCAAGGGTAACCCCGGCGGGCTTTTTACCCGCTGCCGCTTCCACAAGGCTTGGCGTTGCATCATTAGCAAGGATAGCGGCTTGTAACTGGCCATCGGCTGTAATCACTGCCCCCTCTACCGAGAACTTTTTCAGGTTCTTTCCGAGCTGCTCGATATTATCTATGATTCGCTGACGCATCCAGAGTATGGTTTCGCTCGGCGGTTCGCCATTGGCTTCACGCTCGGCAATCCTACCCTCTAGCGCTTCAAGCTCATCGATGCTGGCCTTGGTTGCCGCTTTGTATGCGCGTTGCATACGGCTGATGGCTACGCCTTCACGCTCTAGCAGGTCATTCCTATACTTCTGCCCAGCGGCATATATCCGTGCTGTACCGCTGTCTACTCGCTTGAGCTGGCCTCCAGCTCGTACCCGTAAAAAGGGTGAGACTTGTACACTACCCCCGGAGTGCATACGTGGTCACCGTCAAGGCTCTTGCCATCAGGCTGCATTGCGTCCCGCTTGGCTGTTGACCAGCGGTACCCGGCATCGCCGCCCCATAAGTCCCAGGCTACACGCCCAGGACTTGGAAAGCCATCTTCACCAGAGTTGAACCCTTCGGCCTGTTTGTCTACTTCATGGCGGCTAAAGAAAGAGTACATCCGCAGTATCGTGTCTTCGGAAAGTTTCTCACCGTTCACGATTTGGTTTGCTCGCGCAAGCCCTACCCGTGTCCCGCCGTCAAAGCCTTCCGCTTTCCAATCAAGCGCGCGTTGTGCCGCTTCAACCATGCCAGCGTTTGGTACAAACTTCATCTCGTACGCTTTGGCTTCATCTCGCAGGGTAACAGGTGCAGCTCCCGTGTGTTGCACTGGCAGGTTTAGGAAGTTGGTAACGCTACCGGGGTCATAGCCAGAGCGGATGAGGATACCTGCCGCGTTGGTTGTCTCTGCGAGTGATGCACCCGTACCAGCCTGAACGCTGATAGCGGATGGATGCAGTACGCCTTCATCTTCCGGCACCGCTTCAAGCCCGGCTATTCGCTTGGCTTCAGCCCGATCAATAATGCCCGCCTTATACAGTTTCTCGGCTCTTACCGCTTCTGCTTGCATATCGTCAGCAAGCGCCCGCACGGTTTCAAGGTCATACATAACGTAATCACCCTGCTGGGTTTCAGGGTATTCAGGCAGGAGGTCTGCGGTGATAGCATCCGCCAAGGTACGGAGCAACGGCACCATTCCGTCTTCCCATGCGGCCTGTTGCGCTCTCTCATAATTGCTGTAGGTAGACCGCTCTAAGCCGCTTCCAAGGCCTAAGACCATAGGGTTGATTCCAAGGGCTGAACAGATGCGCTCCTCCGGTACACGTCTCACAGAATCTAGTGCAAGCTCGGAAGGAGTAAGGCTAACCCTATCCATCTTGTATGCACCAGTCATTACCACGATGCCGCCGCTACCGTCCCCGGTAAGGTCTTCATGCAGTTGGCGCTTCACCTGCCGGGCATCGTCCATAGACATATCAACGCTGGTCTCTTTGGCATCAGGCCCGACAATCAAGGACGGCATAGCACCGTTAGCAAGCAAGCCATAAGCGGTTGTGCTTGCCGTGTTATCGGTTGCAATCTCGCGCAGGACAGCGGTAAGCGGCGCTCTACCTATGCGGATATCGCTAGGGTCTCTACCGTACCGGATGTGGATGATGTCACTTACCGGGATGTCAAAGGAGCGGCCATCCGTGGTGTAGATGTAGTGCGTCAACGGGTTTACGCCGTTGCCTACCGGTCTAACCATGTCCTGCGGCAGAAACTGTAAGGCGGTCACGGTGCCACGGGTGGAGGAGCGAATCTTGCGTAGGTAGGTGTTGCCGAATAGTTTGTAATCCTGAATGCACCAGCCCCAGAATAAAGACCCCATAATCATCGGATCCGGTTGAGCCATGAGCTGTAGAACCGGGTGGTCTTCTACCGGTTCTGCCTGCTGGCTGTCTACCGGTCGGTAGTAGCGTGGCGTGGCCTGTGGGTAGTTCCTGACGTACCAGTCAATCGCACTAGCGACAACGCCATTCAAGCCTAAGTCACCGGCTACCCGCGCCCAGTCCTTAGTACTTCCAGGGAGTGCCCGGCGCAGAAGTGTTTGCAGCTGACCAGAGCCATAACCGGTTAGGTAGATGTCTCTAGACTGACTGAGTGGCAGCGGTAGTGCCTGTGTCGGGTTGGCTGCGGCTTTACGTCCGAGGAAGCGGTCAAAGATACCCATGGCTTCAGTATCCCACAAAAAGAAAAAGCCCCCTTGCGGGGGCCTGTGTGGCTTGAGTGGTTTACTTTAGTTCGTATGTTCCACCCTTGTATTGCTTTGCCTCTTCTGCATCCATGAAGGACAGTTCGCAGGAGCGGGTAACAATCTTGTTGTTGTTGAGTGTGCAGCGGGTGTTTAGTACGATAGTCCAGTACATAGACTCATTGATCAACTCGTTGTAGGTGTATGTTCGTCCTGCGTGATAAACATCAGCAATCTGCTTTGTCATTACGATTGACTTACCGGCTGCCTGTGCAATCTCCAACTGCTCCATAACCATCGCTGTACCTTGTGTTTCCATTGTTCTATCTCCCTGCTTGATGTAGATAATATACACCGCCCGTGTATATCTTGCAAGGGTATAGAGGTATATATTTTAGACGGCTCCCCAAGAACGCTTTGATCCGCACACCTGCCAAGCATACGCCAGGGCATCTACCACGTCATCATGCCGCCCAACCGGGAAGGATAAGAGTTCATCTTCAAAGTAAGCGGGTAGCCCTTGGCAATGCATAACCTGTGATTGCTCGTAGCGGGCTTCCAAAGGCGCAAAGCGGGTCACTTTGTCACGGTCTGGCCGGATGCCCCTAATAGGAAGTTTCGTACGCCGTAGCAGCTCCTGCACGACAGCGGCTTGATACTGCACCTGCTCGATGCCGATCATAGATGGATTCCACTTAGCCGCCATCATCTCAATGAAGCGTAGCACGGAAGCAAAGTCAGCGCGGGTGCGGTTGATGTCTCTAACGTAGATCGTGCCATCGTCACCACGGCTCACTACCGCAACGCCGGTGTAGTCGGCTTCAGACTTCGTAGAGATTGCAAGGTCAACACCGATGTAGGTGGGTAACCCTTCAGGGCAATCGCCATATCGCAACCACTCCCGCTTGATACGCGCTCCCGCAGCATCCACGAACTCCGCTAAATACTCCTGACGAAAGGCAATCGATGGCAAAGACTCCCCCGCCTTGCCTACTTCCTCCGGATCAATCCAAGGGTTAGCCGTGGTTGGCATCTGCCAGCTCATCCAGTCGGCATCAGTAGCGGCCTGGTTGTAGAGCGTCCTAAAGTAGTTGGAGCCTTTAGGCGTACTAAGAAAGAAAGCATCCCCCTTGTAGTCGGTTAGCGTTGGGCGTATGGCTTCCGTCCAGGCTTGCTCTAGATGCCGTGCCATGGCGGCTTCATCAATGATGACCCGCTTGTACTTACGGCCACGGGCAACGGTTGACGGGTCATCCAAAGTCCAGTAATCGATTGCCGCCCCGGTTATAAGCTCGATGCGCGGGGCGGGGCTTTGTACCGCCCTGCGGATAACCGGAGCATAGATCCTCTTATGGTCGGCGTATGCCTCTTCTAGGAGCCTGTAGGTAGGGGCAAACCACGCGCAGGGTAAACCGTCAATCAGCACCGGGTCAGATAAAAGGTTACCGCCTAGCGTTGTCTTACCAAAGCGTCTACCGCAAGCAAGCACGTTGTACCGCTTGGCTTCCCGCAGAATGACCTGCTGGGCTTCATGCGGCCTTGGTAAGACCAAACGAATGTCTGGCATTATGGTTTATCTGCATACTCCACGATCACCTTGACCGGGCTACCGTCTGCGCCGGTCTGCTCTACCCTAGATGACCAGTCGGCTTTGTGCTTACGCTCCAGCCACCACGCTGCCGCTTGCCAAGTCGTGCGGGTTGCATCTTGGATGACCTGAAGGTTGCGCAGCTCCGCTTCACCTTCTGCCTTTTCTATAGCATCCCTAAAATCAACATTTTCGGCTAACCATCTAGCCAGTGTTTCCTGACTTATACCAGCGGCAGCACAGGAAGCCCTGCGGGTGTTACCACCCCGCAGAGCGTCTGTAATCCGCTGTACAACCACTGGGCTGTACTTGGTTGGTCTACCTGCTCCGGGTTGTGCTGCCATGTAGGCTCTCCTCGATTTCTTCGGTCGTTGCCCATATTAGGGCATCTTTCATCTGCTGATCG